ACGCGGTGCTCGACCGTGGCCCGAACCTGGCCGCGGCCCGGGAACACCGGCAGATCACCGAACGGATCGCCCGGCTGATCGGCGCGGACGCACCCGTGCGCCGCATCCTCGAAGTCGTCGACGTCGACACGGTGGACGAGGCGATCCGCAAACTCGAAGCCGAGATGGAGGCGGCCGATGCGCACGCCCAACTCGGACCTGCTGGTGGAAGCCCCGATCGAGAAGCTCCGCCGACTGCGGGACCTGCAACGCCGCAAAGCTGAACGCGACGCCGAGCAGCGCCGCGCCTGCATCGCCTACCTGCACGACCCGGTCGGCTGGGCCAGGACGTTCATCGACTGGGGCGCTTCCAGCCTCGCCGACTACCAGGACGAGATCCTCGCCGAACTCGCCCGGCAACGCCGCGTCGCGGCCCGCGGCCCGCACGGACTCGGTAAAACCACCACGAACGCGCTGGCAGTGCTGTGGTTCGCCACCACCCGCAACGCCGCCGACATCGACTGGAAAGCGATCACCACCGCCGGCGCATGGCGGCAGCTCGAGAAATACCTGTGGCCGGAGATCCACAAGTGGGCACGGCGCCTCCGCTGGGACGTCCTCGGTGTCCGTCCGTGGCGGGACGGCCGCGAGCTGCTCGACCTGTCGATCCAGCTCGACCACGGGTCAGCGTTCGCGGTCGCGTCCAGCAACTCGGACCTGATCGAAGGCGCGCACGCCGACCACCTGCTGTACATCTTCGACGAGTCCAAAGCGATCGTCCCGGCCGTGTGGGACGCCGCCGAAGGTGCGCTGTCCGGCGCGACCGATGACCGGGAAGCCTACGCACTCGCCCAATCCACCCCGGGCGAGCCGGTCGGCCGGTTCTACGACATTCACCGCCGCGCCGCCGGGCTGGACGACTGGTGGGTGCGGCACGTCACCCTCGACGAAGCGATCGGCGCACGACGGATCGACGCCAAATGGGCGCAGCAACGGCGCCGGCAATGGGGCCACGACTCAGCCGCGTTCGCGAACCGTGTCCTCGGCGAGTTCCACTCCTCCGACGAGGACGCCGTCATCCCACTCGCCTGGATCGAAGCGGCGAACGAACGGTGGCGTACCTGGCGGGAAACCCGCGGCCCGGAAAGCCACGGCCGGCGGGTCGTCGGCGCGGACATCGCCGACCAGGGCAAGGACCTGACCGTGTTCGCGGTCCGGCAAGGCGACGTCGTCGAGGAACTTCGCACCTTCGCCAAGCAGGACACGATGGTCACGGTCGGGAAGATCGGCGGCCTGCTCAACGACGGCGGCGCGATCGCGGTCGTCGACACCGACGGGCTCGGCGCCGGTGTCACCGCGCGGCTACGGGAGCAGCGGCACCAGGTGGTCGCGTTCCGCGCCGGCACCAAATGCGACCGGCGGGACCGGTCCGGTGAGCTTGGGTTCGTCAACACCCGGTCAGCGGCCTGGTGGAACCTGCGGGAGTTGCTCGACCCGGCGTCCGGTGAGCAGGTCGCGTTACCGGACGACGCGGACCTGATCGGTGATCTGACCGCGCCGCACTGGACGGTGCAGTCCGGCTCGAAAATCGCGGTCGAGGACCGCGACTCGATCGTCAAACGGCTCGGCCGGTCCCCGGACCGTGGCACCGCTGTCGTGCAGGCGTTCTGGACGCCGAGTTTCGTGCCGAGCGACGACGACGGTTACGCCTCCTACGACGACGTCACCGACGACGAACTCATCGACGGTTACGCCGCCTACCGCTAACAACCGGAAAGGGGACACACGCATGGTCGATGTCGTCCCCGCCGACGTCCGCGGCGGTGAACTCGGGTCCGCGTTCGACGCCGACCGGATCTTCGCGTTGTGGCAGGACGGCAAAGTCTTCGACCCCGGCATCATCGAAGTCCGTGACCTCGAGCAGATGCTCCGCGTCGACGGCAAAGCCCGCGCGGTCGAACAGGTCCTCACGCTGCCGTTGCGGCAGGCGCCGTGGCGGATCCAGGGCGGCAAAGGCGACAAGGGTGAAGCCGAGTTCGTCACCGACGCATTGACCCGGCCGGTCGAGGACGGCGGGATGCGCACCACGTGGCCGGAGATCCTCGGGCAGATGACCGGCGCAACCCTGTTCCGCCGGGCCTTCTTCGAGAAGACATTCACGGTCACCGACGGCAAAGTCACCTACGACGCGATCGCGTGGCGGCCACCGTCAACGTGCTACCTGGCGCAGGACGAGAACACGGCAGCGTTCGCCGGGTTCAAACAGCGGACCTGGCGCGGCAAGCAGTTCATCGACGTGGACATCCCCGCGAAACGGGCGTTCGTGTTCGTGCACGGACGGCACCGCCGCCCGTTGGACGGCACGACCGACCTGGACGTGGCGTATGCGGCGTGGATGACGAAGCAGAAGATCCGGTTCCTGTGGGCGCAGTTCCTGGAGAACCTGGCGCAGCCACGGGCGGTCGCGACCGCGTCCGGGAACGACCCGTCGGACGCCTCCCAGCTAGCGAAGAAGGTCGCGAAACTCAAAGGCGGTGGTGTCGTCGGGCTGAAAGCCGGGGAGACGGTCGCACCGTTCGAAACCAGTCAGGGTGCGGCCGAGTCGTTCAACCAGGCGATCCGCTACCTGGACGGGGAGATCTCCGGGTCGGTGCTCGCCGGGTTCGTGGACCTGGCGGACGCGGCGGCGAACGGCCGCGGGTCGCTCGCGTTGAGCAAGGACCAGTCGGATTTCTTCATCATGACCCGCACGGCGGTGCTGGATGAGATGGCGGCAGCGGTCAACGCCCAGGTGATCCCGCAGCTGGTCACGTACAACTTCGTGAACCCGGTGATGCCGAAACTGAAGTTGGGGCCGATCACCGAAGGCGACGCGACGCAGGCGGTCACGTTGTTGCAGGCGATCGCGGTCGCGCCGTCGATGACGGTGCTGCCGTGGGAGTTCATCGACCAGCTGATCCTGTCGGTGGCGTCGTACCTGGATTTGGACGCGGACAGGATCCGGGCGGCGATCGCGCAGCGGGTGGAGAAGGACGCGTTCCCGAACCCGCCGTCGGCACCGTTGCATGCGGCGGTCGGGGTGTCAGCCGATCTGGTGCGCCAGGCGATGAACGGCGGCAACGCTTCGACGGCGCAGCAGTTGTCGCTTCCTGGACTGGCGTAGCAGTGACGCAGCCGACCCAACCTCGTCAGCCGTCTAACGGCCAGATCGCGGCGCTCGCAGCACTGCTCGCCTCCACCCTGCCGCTCGCCACCATCGTCACCGGCCTCGCGTCGGTCACGGGGCTGGGCAACGCGATCGCGGGCCGGCTGATCGAACAGGCACCGTCGTCCCGACTCATCTTCCCCGGAGCCGGGCCAGCGGCCAGGCAGGTCGCCGTGGCCGAATCGACCTACCGCGCGGCGTATCTGCTGAACGCGGCCGCTCGGGTCAAGGCGTCGATCGCGGCCGGCAAGACGGCGGAAGAGGCGCTTGCGGCCGAACAGTCCTACACGCTCGCGCATGAGCGTGCGGCAGCGAATCGGGCTCGGTCCGCGGCTGAAGTGGACAAGACGATGAACCGGGTCGGGTCGTCGGTGCTCGGGTGGCGCGCACGGATGGACTCGCGCACGTCAGCGGAGTGCCGCGCTGCGAACGGTCACAACTTCGAGGTGTTCGCGGTGCCGTTGATCGGCTGGCCTGGTGCGGTGCACCCGCATTGCCGATGCCGTCCGGTCGCGCCGTTCGCAGGCGCGCCGATGTTGCCGTCAGCTGCGCCGGTGCACGTGGCCCGTCAGGTCGCGGTCGGCTGATGGTCGGCGGCACGACGGTCACGACGAACGGACGCAGACACGCCGGGAAGCATCTGCGCGACCCGGCGCGCCTCCTTGCGCTCATCGACTACCTGAAACAACACACGTAGGAGGCACGCATGGCCGGTGTCTGCACAGGACCAGGGCCATGCGATACCTCACCGGTCGGCACTCCGGGCGGCCGACAGAACTGGGTCGATAAGGCAGGTGGCCTCGACCCGTATATCCGCGCGATCGTGCACGCGTTGCGGCGCAAAGACCCGGAGCTCTCAGAATCCGAAGCCATCCAGCGCGCCTGGGGCATTGCCCGTAACTGGGCTCAAGGCAAGGGCGGCGTCACTGCCGAGACGCGAGCCAGGGCGGCTAAAGCCGTCGCAAACATGGACCGCAAGCGCGCGATGAGCCTGTCCAACGACCTCGACGGAGCAACTATGCAGATCCGCGCGCAGCAGATCATCGACCTCGCCACCGGCCCCGTCGACCTGGCTGCCCCGACCGCTGGACAGATGCGGACGCTCGTCAAGCAAGGCAAAGCGATGCCAGGGCCGGCCGGGCCACGGTTCCCGATCCGTAACCACGACGACGTCCGCAAAGCCGTCCGGGCCGTCGGCCGCGCCAAAGGCGACCATGCCGCGGTCCGCAGGTTCATCCGCCGCCGCGCGAAGGCCCTCGGCGCCTCCCACCTGATCCCG